TGATGATGCACCTGATACATTAAGATGAGTATCAACATCACTATTAGCATAAGAGCTACCACCACCACTAACAGTTCCTGCTACCCAGTTACTACTAGCAGCAACCCACTTTAATACTTGTCCATCGGTAGGTGCAGAACTAAGATCTACATCTCCTAATTCTCCAATAGATGATGCAGTATCTATTAATTGTTGCCATCCACCAGCGTGTGCAAAATATCCATGACCAGTTGCATGCACATGTGCAAACATACCGTGATAAGTTGATGCACTAACTGCCTGTAAATCAGTTAAGCTAGCAAAATTATTAGAGAAATATAATTTATTCTGTATGAATACTTCACTAGTACATGTGGAATTAGAATCAACAACTGATTGAAGCGTACTTGATATTGTTCCTGTATTAATAGTAATTCCAGAACCTATTTTTACACCACCAAGAAGTGTAGATGATGCGGTGGGTAAAGTATAACTGCTTGTTATACCATCTGCTTTCCATGTAGTGCCATCATACGTCCATGTAATACCACTAGCCGTATGTTGAGCACCATTACTGGGACTATTTGGAAAATTTATTGCCATTTTTTATATTCCTTCCGTTGGTATTTATTAAGCGTCAGTTATTGCCAAGATTGCTGTCTTAAATGCTTCGTAATCAGCAGAAGCATTCAATGCATCTTTTAACTTAGCAAGGGGGATAAGATAACTAGGTGACTGAGCAGATCCACCTGAGTTATGTTGTGCTACCTTGAGGAAATCTCCTTCAAAGTATACGGTATTGTCTGATAAAAACATATGTCTTACCTTATACTCAGCATTACCTATGTCATAGGCAGCATTAGCAAATGGTATAAAATGACCTGGTGGTGTAAATCTCCAACGAACTGCTGAAGCAGAGTTATTATCAGTTCTGATTTCAATAGCATTAGCATTAGAACCAGATGTACTAGTTGTTACTGTTAATGCATTAGTCCCATTAGTAGTAGTCTGAGTTATATTAGTAGGTGTTTCTATTGGAGAAGCATCAACCCATTGAATACTATCAGCGTCTTGATAATAAACTTTAAGTCTACCTTCATCAGATTTCCACCATAGATCACCGTCACTAGGAGAAGATGGAGCACTATCTGATGTGGTTACAGTAGCACCACCAGTAGCAGCAAGAGGAGGAGAAGCATCAACCCACTGTGAACTATCAGCATCTTCATAGTAAACTTTGAGTCTACCTTCATTAGATTTCCACCACAAATCTCCATCATTGGGAGAACTTGGTGCAGAGTCAGATGTTGTTACATTAGCACCACTAGTTGCACTAGCTGATAAAGTAAATCCTTCTGTTGATACATTACTAAAACTAATATTATTACCTGCTGTAATAAGTATATCATCATCAGTAGAATCTGATCCTGACAATCTTAATTTTACATTAGATGCATCAGAAACAACTGCCTGACTATAAGTTGTATTTCCATCAGCACCCCCACCACTAAGATCATCTGCTACTACCCAACTAGTACCATTATATTTTAAAATTTTATTAGTTGATACACCTGATGTATCAACATCAGAAAGACCATTAAGGGTAGTAACTAATGTAGGTTTATCAGTAAGATCATTCCATGATCCAGAAAACAAAGTAGGTTTATCAGTAAGATCATTCCATGATCCAGAAAACAACGTCGGTTTGTCAGTCAGATCATTCCATGATCCAGAAAATAACGTAGGTTTATTTTTAATAAAATCAACAAAACTACTATCTGTTTGATTCCAATCAGATTGAATTTGAGCAGAAGGTATGGTTGGTCTATCTATTAAATCATTATAGGAACCAGTTATTGCAACAGTAGCAAAGGTTGGTTTGTTTAAGATAGAAGCAACGCCAGTAGTTGCATTCCAATCTGTTTGCACCTGAGCAGCAGGTATGCTAGGAAAAGTTGACCACGCAATAGAAGAACCAGTGGAAGTTAAATACTGTCCACTGGCTCCGTTTGCTCCTGCAACCTGTAAAGGTTTGCCATTTGCTATATTGACACCTTCTTTTGCCTCAACAGGTCCGTTGTCGTTATAATTTGATATCTGATTGGCAAGTAACTTTGACATACTTCTAGTCTTAAAGACATTTTTTCTAAGCTAGAAGTATTTATAGTTACGCAGGACCGTCTAAATTATCCATGTCCTTACCAGGTCTAGTAGTATCTGTAGTAAAAGTAGTAATATCGTCGCTTAATTTATACCCATAATCCTCAAGGTCATCTAGGTTAAAATCATACTCTGCCTTATTTCTATAGTAACTAACAACATTATCAACACTCCTCAATGGAGTAGTAAGTATAAGTTCTCTTACTTTACCGAGAGCTTCAAATAATGTTTCAAGTTGTTCATCTTGTTTCTTTTGTAAAGCTTCAATGATTGCCGAACGAAGGGCATCATCTGCTGCTTCAATGTGTTTACGAATACTCATAATAATCTCCTATATGTCGCATGGGGGGTGTTGGAATTTGGTTACATCAGTAGCAATGTACTTTGTACCATCTGTTTTTTTGATAAGAAAATCTTCACCATTCTCTATACGAGTGGTGTATTTAGTTAGATCTTCTTGAAACTCTTTTTCAGTTAATTCAATCATACTTTACAACAAATATCTTTTTCTTGCATATATTTTATGGACTCTTGACATCCACCAAGATTTTCACCGTTCAATACTACTTGTGGAAATGTAGCACCTTTTCCAAACTGACCGTAAAATGATTTACTATCAAAATGTTCATCAAGTTTATATTCAACATAATTTAATTCTGAAAGACCTAATACTTTAACAATTTGTTCGCAATAGGGACATCCATCCTTGGAATATACGGTGAAATTTTTTGTCATGTTTCTTTTTTTGCTGCAAGATAATCTTTGTTAAACAAATCTAACCCTTTTTCGGTTAGAACATGATCATACATTTTATCAAAAACTTTTACTGGTATAGTGCATATGTTAGCACCATACTCAAAAGCTTTACCTACATCTTTGGCATTTCTAATAGAAGCACCAAGAATTTCAGTCTCAACATCATGCCTTTTATATGTATTAGCGATGTCTTTTATAAGGGATAAACCTTCAAAAGAATTATCGTCAACTCTACCTACAAAAGGAGAAACATAAGTTGCACCTGCTTTAGCAGCAAGTATTGCCTGTGATACTGAGAACACTAGTGTTACATTTGTAAGAACACCATCATCACTCAACTCATAGCAAGCTTTTAATCCTTCACGAGTGCATGGAACTTTTATTGTAACGCTATCACTAAGAGCAATATAAGGTTTTGCCTGTTCTATCATCTCTTCAGCAGTTTCAGCAACTACTTCAGCAGATATAGATTCAAGATTAGGACATGCCTGATAAATTTCTTCTATAACATCACTTTGTTGTCTACCTGATCTTAATATAAGAGTGGGGTTAGTGGTAACACCATTAACCAATCCAGTTTTATATCCATCAATAATTTGACTGACTTCAGCAGTATCTAAAAATATTTTCATTTTTCTCCAATAAGAGGTTCCATTTTTAGGAATTGCTCATTCATATTATAGTACAATTTATAGTTTGTAGTGTTAATCCAATAACCAATGATATTGATTCCATCACAATGAAATCCATAACCTGTCAGTGGTTCATCAACCCCATCAATTCTAAATCTTTTTGTTTTAGATCCTATATAAGATTGAAATTTTTCATCAAGGTTAATCATCTTTCCTCAAAGGTTAATTTTCTGACTTTTCTTTTTCGTCTTTCTTCTTGATATTCTAAGTCTTCTTTTGAAAAAAGAGATCTTTTTTTTATATTCTTATTGTTTTGTAATAAAATAACAAGATCCATATTGTTTGCAGATATAACATCATCATGTATAGTTGTCATGTTGCTACAACCACATGAAATAATTCTACTTGATTGTCCTTGTAATTCTTTTCCACAAGAACTACACCTTACTATTATCATTGTTCTGTAAAATAATCTTTTCTATAGTAACGTCCTAAAATGTTACTATTATAATATTTTGGAGTACCATCCTTCAAGGTTTCTTGTAGAACATTATTTAAAAATAATTGTTTAGTTTCTTCGTAATTTACTTTACCTAAAGTTTTATGTAAACTTATTATTTCTCTTTTAAAGAATTCGTCTCCAAGTAATTTTCTATCTGTCTTAAGTTCTTCAGAACTTCCATAGTATTTTTTCCAGTTAGACTCACTTGTAACCCTTCTTTTACCACTACCATTTCTAGGTTTACGTTTTTGCCAAAAGTATTTTCTTCCGATGTATTCTTTACCTGATTGTAAATTTGTAATCCTGTAGACAAAACCGAAGAAGTCGTTAATGTCGTCAGAAGAAAAAGTTGAACCCTTATAGGTCCAGGAGTTTTCGTAATTTCCCTGATCAGTTTTTGCCACCTTTTCATGATCTAATTCTCATCAATATTTATATCATGATTAGGGAAACCCATAGTTTTATAGTCTAATTGTTGTTTAAGAAAAAACACTTCTTCTTTCAAAAGAATATTTTCCTCTTCTAAAATCTTACAATATTCTGAATAAATTATAACGCTCATGTTGTATATAGATACTAATTTTCCTGATTCCTATATTTCTTTATACTTTCTTCAAATTCACTTAACGATGATTGACATTGACCAGTATTTTCATTTGGATATTTTATTTTTATACCTTTGATTCTTCTCCAATCATTATGCATAGCACCTAGTATCCATGAAGATGAAAGAGAGTCAGGACCTTTTTCCAATAACTCAACTTGTCTTTTAGTTAGTCGCCATCCGCAAAGGTCAATGTACTCATTCCTCCAATTAGAATCATCGTAATTTTTTATCATAATTTAAATCCAGAGAAAGTATCTTTCTTAACATCTTGTTTTATACTGCCAACCATATAACTTTCAACCTCTGTTTCCTGTGGTGCAACTTGCATACCTTTAGAAGATAACCAGTGTGCAGTCCAAGGTAATGGATTGTTAGCGATAGGTGTGTCAAAGATTGCTTTTAATCCTATTGATTTTAATCTACGATTAGCAGTCCATTCAACATATTT